TGGTTGACCAAGAAAGTCTGGAGACTCAACAAATGTTTTTACATCTACAGGATTTTCTTCAAATTGATTGTCTTGAAGTGCTTCAAAAAAATCATTGAACTTGGTGGACAACCGTAATCACTTCTCCCTCTTTGGCAATTGCAGACAATCTTTGCATAATAAGATCACGTATTTCTGGGTGCTCAGAGGCAATATCACGAAGGATGCCAACAAGAACTTCTTGTCTGCGTTCAATTTCAATCATCTCTTCTGCTAATTCTTTGTTTTCTAAAAGACCAGCCTTTTGTAGCATATCAATTCGTCTTGCTTCAATGTCCATTACTAATTTAATTGCAGCAGTCTTAGCATTAAGATTTGCTGTTGTTGTTGCATCATCAATAACTTCATATGCCTGCTGAATTAATTTTGTGTAGTGTGCATCTGCTCCAACCAAAGCATCTTTTGCACGAGCACGAATTGCATCATTGGCGGAAGCCATAGCCTTCCACTCATTTAGATGTGCAACAACACGAGTACGTGGAAGAGTAAGAGTTTTGGCAATCTTGGTTGGATCATTACCTTTTAGATATTCTTCAACAACACGATTTACTTCATCAAGGTGTTTGACTAATTCAATTTCAGTGTCGCTCATATTTTCCCTCTAGTCTGTTAATCTCATCTTGAATATAAAAGATAGCCTTCTTTAAATCTTCAATTTGTGTGGACTCATTCTTGATTCCTGCTCTCCACAAATATTTAAAGGCATTGCCAATGTTAAAGTTACGATGACGAGTAATCTGAATACATTCAACTCCAGAAGGATCTGTTGTATAGTGGGTAGGATGATTAACTTGATCTACTACAATATTAAACTTCTCAGTCATTATCTTCTTCCTCATTCATATTAAAATCAAACGCATCTGGCAAATCTTTTAATGTATAAAAAGCATATGCAATACCAACAGCACTAGCAATTGTTGCTAATACAAGTAATTTTTTCATATTGCCTACCTCTTTGACTTTCTTAATCCAAATTTAGCAAGGTATACATAGATTGTTTCCACACTTACCCCGCACTCCTTAGCAATATCTTCTGGGGTTTTTTTATCCATATGATATCGTTTCTTAAGCCATAATTCATTTGTATATAGTTTACCAGGCATTGCTACTCCTTGTCAAATCCTACAGCCTTGTCCCAGTTGTTTATAGCCCAATGCCCAATACCTGCTGCATCAGCCACATCATAGTCATCGATCTTCTTATCATATGCTATTTCCAACAACTTAATGGTTCTCTTTTTTCTAAAATCACGCTCATATGATTTATACCAAGATAAAGATTTACCAGGATTAGCCGATCTTATCTGTAACTGTTCTTCTTTAGATAGTTTTTTGTTACCTAAATAGTTTTGCCATGTTATTGGCGATACCCTGCCAATTGTGGAAATGCCAGTTAGCCCAGCACCGCCAAGAATTGCTCCCTGCACTAGCGCAAGATCTGCTGCAGTTTTTGGGGAATTCATAAAAACGGTATGCTCAATAACAATAGCATTTACCATATTATAATGATTAAACAAAGCCCTAGTCTTTGCTGTAGCATCTATAACTTTTTCATATATATTGCTACCCTCAAAATTTATTTTTCCATATCCAGTTAATTGTTTGTATGTATAAAATGCAAAGGCAAGGCTATTCGTGCTGGCATCAATGGCGCAAATATGACTAGGCTGATCAGTCTTGCTCATAGTCAAAGTATCCTTTTATCTCTTTTAACATTTTATCTACCGCTTTTTTACTAACATTACAGTTTGCACAAAATCCAGAATCATTATAGATAGAAAGTTGTAAGCCACAACCACCTAAACATTTTCTATCTTTTTTCTTTCTCTTTAATCTTTTAGTAATAAGATATCTTTCTGCAATCTTTTCTCTTGTAGCCAAGTCTCTGCACTGTTCGCTGCAGTAAACTTGATAACTTACTTTAGGTTCAAAGTAATTGCTACATCCGAAATGACTACAAAGTTTCACTCAATCCCCCAAGAGACTGTATCTTTACTACCCCTGGCTCTGCAATTGCACAAGCCGCTTTAACAGGGCAGCCCTTACATATTTTAGAGTTTGCACGGTAATTCTTTTGTGGAAGTTGTTTATCTTTCCAAGACTTATATACTGTACGCATCCAGTCAAACGTTGTATCAATCCAGTTTTTATATTGCTCAGTTACCTCTATAGGAAATACTAAAAGATCGTGATTATTTTTATTTTCATATATGAGTACACCCTTTGCTTTTTTAAGGACCTTCATGTAAATAATCAACTGCTTGACATGGTACTCTGCTGGTTCACCCTTTACTTTGTAATGCTCAAATGATTCTGATTTCATTGTCTTTATTTCGCCAATTATCTCTTCACCATCTATTTCAAGCATTGCATCTCCCCAACCAAATATTGGTGGATCTGAATTTACAACTTTAAATTCTGTTGTATCTTTTTCTTTGCCTGTCTCTTCAAAATATTTTTCATCAAGAAACTTTTTTGCTACGCCAGCATCCAGCATAGCCTGCTGAATTCTATCATGTGACATAGTTCCAGCACTCATGTTGGCAATATCATAAGCATCATTATCGCTTTCAAATATATTGCCTTCAAATGCAAGATACCAATATCGTGGGCATTCTCCATGTCCAAAAACAAGACCTGATGGGGCAAATGTTTTTTTCTTAGTAAACTTCGGCTCCTGTTTTGCTATATACCCACTGTTAATTTTTTGTATTAGAGCAGCACTATCTAAGATATGAGTTTTATCTTCTACCTTTTTCATCATCTGCTTTATCAAGTTTTTAGTCATTAGAATCCTTTTTATCTATTATATCAGTTACCGCATTATATATTTTAATGCAGATACCAAGTCATTAATTGCTTCTGCTGCTGTGTAGTAAATGTTTTTCTTACCCCTGTCAGACTTATCGACATTGGTCATCCATGTTGCTCTAAAAGCCATTTTTGCTGCAATAGCCTGTAGCCTTACAATCTCTAAACTTGCCACCTGTGGTGGGATATCTGGTTTTACAATAAGTTTGGCAATCATTGTAAGTGCAGCAGTTAGTTCTTCATCTTTCATATAATCAGCAATTTCACTAAGACCATTTACCATATCAATAGTAGTCTTAGCAGGTTCATTCTGTTCCGCCATTTTTAACCTCCCACGTTAATTGATCCAATAACTCAAATTCTATTATAGCAAGACGAGTTTTTTTATTGCCCTCACCAAGAATAACTACTATGGCTGGAGACTTATCTTTGCCTGCTTTTATAGAGTCAGTAACAGCCTTAGCCCAAACATCTTGGTTTATAGTAAATGATTTTGATGATTCTTTAAAATCAATTACAAAATTTCTCCATGTAGCGTCGCCCTTCTTGGTATTTCTACCAGAATTTTTATGCTGCTTGGCACCTATTCTTTTACTTTCATTCTTCTCGCTCATAATCCTTTTTCTTTTTATATCCAACTTGAAACAGTTGAGACTTAGATAGATGCTTTTTAGTACACATCCAACTAGCAATACCAGTCTCCATGTATACCCTCATAGTTAAAACTTCCTCTCTGCATGTTCTACAAGGAAATTTTCCAGGGTAAGTAGAAAATCTTTCTTTAGACATTTGATAGTTTATTCTTTATCATGTCTTGTAAATCTAGATCTTCTTTTACTCTATTAATTAAACCGTCACGACCCTGGACCTTGGTTCCATCTTCTAGTTGGTACCACGCACCAGTTCTATTAACCAAACCAGCAAGTTCAGCGGTATCAACAAGGTCGCCAACAGTATCAATGCCAACATTATCACCTCTAAAATAGAAATCATACTCACCACTTTGGAAGGCAGGCGAAGTTTTAGAGAACTGTAGTTCCCAACGAACTTTGCGACCAATCTTTTCTTCAATGAGTTTATCTCCAACATGTATCTTCCCTTTGATCGCCTGGTTATCTGATTCAGATGAAAACAACTTGATAACAGTAGATGAATAAAACTTTGTAGCCTGACCGCCAGTTGGCTGTTGACTTGTATACATAGCATTAATATTGTTTCTTGATTGTGAAATTAATACAAGAAGTGTTGGCTTGACTTTATTATTAGCATAGTTAAGCATCTTCCAAGCATTACTAAAATCTCTAGATTCAGCACCAATCTGCTTTGTATTTTCTAGTTGCTTTAGTTCTGTAGAATCTTTTTCAAAATAAATTGCTGGCAACAAGGAAGTAATAGAGTCAACCACAATCATGTCTACTCCAGCCTCAATTAAATTTACACCAACATCTACCATCTCATTGATGGTTCTGGCTTGAGACACAATTAGTTTTGATGTGTCAACACCTAATTTTTCTGCCCATGATTTATCATAGGACATTTCTGCATCGATCCAGGCGCAAACTTTGCCTTCTTTTTGTGCAATTCCAATCATCTGTAGGCAAAGAGAAGACTTGGCGCTTGACTTGCTACCCCAAATAAGTACCTGTCTACCATATGGAAGACCGCCATTAAGTGCACGGTTTAAACCAAAACTAGGAGTGGCTGCATACTCTGTTTTTGGAACTTCATCACCAACCAAAATATTTTTTCTTAATTTAGGATTTAGTTGTGACAATACATCTTCAATTGTTACTACCATTAGAATCTTACCCCATGCTTCATTGGTCTACTAGAGTTCTTTTCCATCTTCTCTTTAATAGCATAGTCTAGAGATTTCTTCATATACCCTGCTTCTACCATGCCAGCGTAGAGATCAAGGGTACGAATAATAATATCTGCAAACTCATCTGACATTTGATCTGGATCCATCTCCTTACGAAGAGCCTCCATTGCCTCTACAACTTCAGAAACAATCATCATCATTTGCTTTGCTACAAAGATAGGGTCTACCGTTCTATCCCAAAAACCTTTGCTCACTGCATTTTTGTGTATTTCTTCTGCTAAATCATCAAACATTTACTACATCCTCCATTATCACTGTGCCATCTTTTGTTTTACCAAACTCAAATTTGTATACATTTCCAGCCTCTACATGCATGTATGCTTTTGCAAATGTTGTTGGAAATACTGTTACTGCGTGTAACTCTCTGCCAGAATCTGCAAGGGTAAGAGAAGCCATCTTTTTACCAGCCTTTGTTATCCTAGGCTTAAATGAAACTACAAACATTTCATCATCTTTGTACGGCAGCATCTTGTAATTTAAAAACTTAACAAGCGGGTCTTTAGAATCTTTTATTTCATCAGCAGGTACTGCAGATACAACCCTGTTGTCATTTGCAAGAATAATATAAGTACGACCAGCCTCAATAGCGGTATTTTCTTCATCAAATATTCCTACACTTCCAGTCTTGTCTAACAACTCTACCCTTGACCATCCTTTTGACCTCTTAATTGATTTTACCATACCCATCAAAATGAATGCGCCTTTTTCTTCATATTCTTCAATATCATTTATGTATGCATAGTAGTGTTGTGGTACTGGCATATTAAATTCAGGAAGGTTAAGGTACTCATATAAATTTTCTTTAACCTTTGCTGCATCGGCTGGGTTGTCTGGAAATGTAAGTGCACCAATAGAATTCATTGCTTGTAATGCACGACTATTAACACCATTACCTTTTGTAAAGGTAAACTCTTCTACTTGCTTGAAAGAAGTAAACGGTCTAGCAGCAATATAACGATCAGCAATGGTATCAGAAATAAACTTAATAGCAGAGAGTCCAAATCTAATACCCTTACCCTCAATTTTAAAATCTTTATCCGAATCATTAATATGAGGCAACTTAATTGGAATGCCCATTCTTTTTGCTTCAATCAAGTACTCCGTTCTTGTATCTTTATCCTTCTCATTTTTAAGAAGTGCAAACATAAACTCTATAGGGTAGTGGTATTTAAGCCACGCTGTCCAATACGAGAGAGTACTGTAAGCAACGGCATGTGATTTGTTAAACGAATATCCCGCATGTGCTTCAAAGTCATGCCAAAGATCCAAAGCATCATTAGGAGCAATATACTTAGAAGCACCTTTGATAAACCTATCCTTGAAAACATCAAACTCTCTTGCATCCTTTTTCTTACCAATAATCTTACGAACCTTGTCAGCCTCAGCCATTGTCATACCACCAAGTTCAACGCAAGCCTGCATAACCTGTTCCTGATATAGAATACACCCATATGTTTCTTCTGTGAATGGCTTTAATATTTGATGCAGATATCCAATATTTTGACGACCATGCTTACGAGCAATATATTCTTTTCCAATGGTATTCATAGCACCTGGACGAACCAAAGCATTAGAAGCAGCCAATTCGGCAAGATTCTTTACACCCATTTTTATTAAAAGATTAGTATATGGTGTTGCTTCACACTGGAATACACCCTTTGTATATCCATCAGACAACATCTGATAAACATTTTTATCATCCATATCGATTTTAAGCAAGTCTATTTTTTTGCCGTGCCTATCCTCAATAATATCAACAGTATCTTTAAGAACGCTAAGAGTTTTAAGACCTAAAGCATCAATCTTAATCAAACCAATGCGCTCTGCCTCTTCCATATCAACAGCCACTACAGGCATACGATCATCAGATCCTGTAACGCTGCGTGTTTCTAGTGGTGCATATTTAAAAATAGGCTCCTTGCTAGTAACAACACCTGCAGCATGGATTCCAGTACCACGAATACGACCACGAAGTTGATCTCCAAGAGCAACTACTTCTGGATATTTATCACGGAACCATTCTGCATTTCTTGATGTACAAAAATCATCCCATGTATCTACGGTCTTAAGAACCTTATTAACATCTGGCAAAGGAATATTTAGTGCACGAGCAACATCACGAACAACGCCTTTATCTTTAAATTCTAAAAATGTTGCAATAGAAGCAACATGGCGATATTGTCTAACAAGATAATCTTTAACTTCGTCACGACGAGTGTCTTGAATATCAGAATCAATATCTGGGAAATCATTACGCTCAGGATTAATAAATCGGAAGAATAGTAGTCCATGCTTAATTGGATCAATATCTGTAATACCAATTGCATAACAAAGCAATGAGCCAGCAGATGAACCACGACCTGGACCAACCATGATGCCCTCTTTCTTTGCCCAGTTAAGCATATTACGCACAACTAGAAAGTAAGGCTCAAAATTCTTTTCTGCAATAATATTTAATTCTTCATCAAGACGATTTAAATATTCTTCATTTGTATCTAGTCCACGTTCTTTTAGTCCCTCAAGAGCAAGTTTCTTTAACTCATCTCCTGGGTTTCTATATTGAACAGGCAATAGATTAAGGCTAGACTGTATATTATAATCTTCTACCTTATCCATAATCTCATTTGTACTTATAAACATTTCATCATTATCTATGCCCTGCTTTGCCATACAAGCCTTCATCTCTTCATATGAAAGCAAGTGGATATCAAAAGAGCGGAAAGACATTTGACGATCTGCGCCATATAGATAGTCAAGCCTATCCATCATATCTTTGTGCTTCTTAGACTTTTCGTATGTAACATCTTTCTGCAACTTTGCATGGGTATTTAGAATAAGCATCAATTCTTGTATTTCTTTTTGGCTGGTATCTGAATGATGGCAGTCTGGTGTAACTACAATCTTTACACCCATAGACTTTGCTAAATCAATTAATCCTTTATTTACCTTTTCAGGGTTGTGTGGCATTACCTCAATATAATAATCGTCGCCAAATGTTTCTTTAAACCATGCTACATGTTTCTTTGCTATTGCAAGTTCATCTAACTCTACCGCCTTTGCAATCCAGCCACTAAGGCAGGCAGAAGTAACAATAATACCTTCTTTATATTTTGCAAGTGTTTCAAAATCAAATCTTGGCTTACTAAAAAATCCTTCAGTCCAAGCAATTTCATTAATCTTATTAAGATTTTCTAATCCTTGTTGGTTCTTGGCTAGAAGAACTATATGATGATAGTTCTGATCAAGAGGGTCAGTACGATCTGCCTTTGCTCTCTTGTCAGCCATACTTGTTGTCATATAGCCTTCTATGCCAAGAATGGGCTTAATCCCTGCTTCTTTTGCAAGACGGTACATCTCACGGTGACCCGAAAGAGTTCCATGATCAGTAATAGCAATTGCTTGCATACCAAGTTCAACTGCTCTATTAACATATTCTTGCGGAGTAGCCACACCATCCATTAGAGAATAATGGGTGTGGACATGAAGCCCAACGTAGTTCATCTATTACCAATCAATATTTGTTGCAGTTGTTGAAGGAGTATCAAATCCAAAGTAAAAAGCCTCTTGCTCTGGATATGGAACTTCACGAACTACCTTTTCAAGATTGAAATATTCATGACCTTCCCACTTAAATGGTTCAGTGTCAGGTGTTGATGGAATAAGTGTGTAATTAGTTTCAGTCCCCTGACCATTACGCTTTAACTTCCATTGTAGATTTGAGATGCTGCCTGTTTCAAGAGCATACTCACGAATTGTGTTGAATGCGGACTGCTTGCTGATTCCCTGTGACCATACTGCAATATATGGATCCTCTGTACCGTCATCAACTAGCACATTTGTATAGAAACGAAGACGTGCTCTCCAGCCACTCTTTGGTTCTTTACGTGCCATTTCGCAACCAAAGCAACGACCCTCAGATTCCTGAGTACATGCTGCCTTACGCTTATAGTCTTTTGGATTTGTATGTTCTGATACAACAACAGCAAGACCACGATCTTCACTGAAGTTTGCTGAATCAGAGTCAAGTTCGTTTACAAAACGAATCTTTGCTGCTTGTCCATCTGCCAATTTGACCCAACGGACTTTTGTTCCTGTACTTTCGTATTTTGGTTTTTCGACTAGGGCGTTAATATTTTTTAGTCCCTTTACAATAGTCATATGTTTTCTCCTTATATAAGTTTTTCTATTTTAGCATAGCAATTATGGAGTTGTCAAACTGATATTCAAGTTGTCTAATAGCATCATCATTCATATCACCAATGTCTTTATATTGTTTGTCTAATTTGATTACTGTTACTAGTGACCCTAATTTTTCAGTTAGGCGGTCAGCCATAATTGAGCCTGCTTCATCGTTATCTGCTACAAGTACAACACTAGTGAAGTACTTTTCCAATAATTTCATCTGGCTTGATGAAACATTAGCCCCCAGCGTAGCAACTGCGGGTAAACCTACTTGATCCAATCTAATTGCATCAAAAGATGATTCAAC